TATGTAGAGTATTTACTACGTTTATCTATTTTAATGCTCATTGGTCCTGTTCCTCTTCTTCATCAGTCCAATCTAGTTCTTCATAGTAAGTATCAGAAGAAGTTTCTTCTTCTTGTCCTTTGCCATCATAGAACTTATTCCATGCATCCTCTTCTGATTTTGCCTTTACTGTTACTTCATGCGTAACATAAGATTTAGTTATAAAAGTATATGTATTGCTCATCATTTCCCCCTTTGTGTTGGTTTACCATTTGGAAAGGTAAGCGCCTCACTAAACGCTTGCCAGTCCTTTGGTTTCATTATTTGTTCTACTTTGTGTACTGGCGTGTTATCTTTTAGGCCGTACTTTTTGCGAAGCTGTCCGATTACGCTTTTGTGTGATCTTGTTTTTGGTATGTTCATTTGATATCCCTTTTAAAAAATAGCCGTTTCATTAATATCACTATACAAACGCATAGTAATGTCTTGATAGCCTTTAGCTTTAAATACTACTGTAGAGCTGTAGCAGTTGTTGATTAATGTAGGTTTTCTTTTCCATGTCACATTAAATGCAACATTAGGATTTCTACGCTTAAATAGTTTTTTAGCAATAGTTAGCGTTGGTTTTTGTATTGCACTCATTAGCTTACCCCTTGTAGAACTTTATCTACTTCTTTTTTTACATATTTTGGTAAATATATAGACTCATTTTTAGGATATATTTGTACATAATCACAATCGGTCTCACTTAACCAACATAAAACCTCTACACTAAAAGTTTCATCATTTTGATTTTCTTTTATATCATTGATAACTTTATCATTTTGATTTAAGTTCCAATGCCAGACATCGTCTCCGTCTTTAGTATAAATATAAAATTCATATTTCATTATGCAACCTCTAACTGGTTTATATAATCCCAGACGATTTCCTCGCCTATGATATATACATACATATTGACGATAGCTTTTGGACTTGCAAAGTCTGTTGTAACTTCGCCAAAGTGTAGATCCTCGTATTCTTTTATAAAATCAATAATATTAAAGACTTGATCGCCTAGCCATTGCTTGGCTTTGTAAGATCCTATAATGTAATAATCAGTATTAAAAATCTCATGATGTAAATCATCCTGGTTATTTTCAATCCATTCTTTATCATAGTTAATAATAGAATCATTAAAGTATTCTTGTATTTCTTGTTTTTTATAGTTCATTATGCCACCTCTAATAAATCGTTGTTATCTATTCGGTAACATATAGATTCATAAATTTCATCTACTGAATAATCTATAAATCTATTTCTATATTCAAAGTCATCATCTACATAACTATGTACACTAACTTCTATTAAACTGTGATGTACAGTTATAAACATAAAATAATCTTTATATTCTTTTTGATATTCTTTAATTATCATAATTTTGTTCTCCATATATGCTAGGTTATTTAAACCTAGTAATACCCATTATAAAGATAGATTTATAAAAAGCAACACTTTTACTCAATAAATATGTAATTAATTACCTAAAATGTGCAAAATACCCTAAAATAAAGCATGGAAAAGGGAAAACCAGGTAGAAAAAGAAAACTTGCGCAACTATCAGAAGATGATTATAAACAGATCAGTTTATGGGCTGGTGATGGTTTAAACGAGAGCCAAATAGCTACTTTGCTCAATGTAAACATTTCAACAATAACCAGAGAAAAGAAAAGAAACGAGCAATTTGCACACGCTATAAAAAAAGGAAGATACAAAGCCGTGCAATTAGTAGCGAACAAAGTATTTCAAAATGCAATGGATGGTAAAGAAACAAGCGCAATATTTTTCCTAAAGAATAGAGATCCAGACAATTGGGCCGACCGCCAGGAAATAAATTACAACTTAGATTTAAAGAATGTTCTTACTGACGCGCGCAGTAGGATAATAGAACATCGCCCTGCGCCTGCGCCTGCCCTGAGCAAGCGCGCGCAATCGCTGAGCGAAAACGCACAAGGCGAGCAAGCGAGCGAGGGCGTGAATGAATAATAAAGGGTTAGATGCGAGCTTAGTTTTTATGCTCCCTTTTTAACTATGCGAATCTCTCTCAATAAATCGCATTTAACCCCCCCTTTGTTTGCGTGGCGGTGGTGATATATGTATAACTACTCAACTAAAATTTTTTAATTTTTTTTAATATGAAATAAAGGGAGAAATAACATGATTGAATTACCAAATAAGAAATACAACATCATATATGCAGATCCGCCATGGAGTTATCAGGGAAAAATGATGAATAGTTCAGTAACAGATCATTATTCTGTTATGAACATAAATGATATTGCTAATATGCCGATAAAAAATATTGCCGATGATAATTGCGTTTTATTTATGTGGGTTACGCTTCCAAAATTGAATGAATTTATGAAAGTTATTAATGGCTGGGGTTTTGAATATAAAACAACTGCATTTGTTTGGGTTAAGAAAAATAAAAAAGCAGATAGTTTTTTTATGGGTTTAGGTAGGTGGACAAGAGCTAATCCAGAAATTTGTGTTTTAGCCACAAGAGGTAATATTAGCAGAAAGTCTAATTCTATAAGACAGTTACAAGTATTTCCTATTGAAAGACATAGTAAAAAACCTAATGAATTTAGAGATTTGATACTAGAACTTGTAGGAGACCTACCAAGAATAGAATTATTTGCTAGAGAAACTTCTCCAGGCTGGGATAGTTGGGGTAACGAAGTATGAAATACGGTGTAAAACTAGAAAAGGAATTGATGACCGAACTATGGTCAGGACCAATTAAAGACAACCCAGTAAACTTTGTTAAGTATGTGTTCCCATGGGGTCAGAAAGACACCCCCCTCGAAGATTTTAAAGGACCAAGAAAGTGGCAGGAAAAAATTTTACGAGAAATGGCAATACACATTGAGCGAAACAATGTATTAGATTTACCAGAGATGTTTAGACTAGCCGTAGCTTCAGGTCGTGGTATTGGTAAGTCCGCACTTGTCGCATGGATCATACTTTGGATGTTATCTACTAGACTTGGTTCTACCATAATCGTAACTGCTAACACCGAGCAACAGCTTAGATCAAGAACATGGGCGGAGTTAGGTAAGTGGCTAACATTAGCTATTAACTCTCATTGGTTTACTAAAACAGCTACTACAATAAAACCAGCACAATGGTTTGAAGATGCGCTAATAAATGACCTCAAGATTGATACTGGTTATTATTACGCGCAGGCGCAGTTATGGAGCGAGGAAAACCCAGATGCGTTTGCAGGCATCCATTCATCTTACGGCGTATGCCTGATAATGGATGAAGCGTCAGGTATTCCAGCTCCTATTTACTCCGTCAGCGAGGGGTTCTTCTCCGAACCCACGCGCGATAGGTATTGGTTTACTTTCTCCAACCCACGCCGTAACACAGGGCCATTCTACGACAGCTTTAACTCCAAGCGCTCGTTTTGGGTAAACGAACAAATCGACTCGCGCACAGTCGAAGGCACAGACCAAAAGCTCTTTCAAACGATGATTGAGCAATACGGCGAAGATTCCACAGTCGCGCGCGTGGAGGTGATGGGCGAGTTTCCATCCGCAGACGATGATACCGTCATACCAATGTCGCTAGTAAGAGATGCGGTTGATAGAGATGTCTCCCTTACAGCTAACGCACCGATAATATGGGGATTAGATGTTGCCAGGTTTGGCGGTGATAACTCCGCGCTATGTGTAAGACAAGGTAACCATGTGATGAAGATTAAGTCGTTTAAATCTATGGATCTTATGCAATTGTGTGGGGTGATTAAGAATATGTATGACGATTGCACCGCGATAGAGCGCCCACAAGAAATATTAATTGATGTAATTGGTTTGGGCGCAGGCGTGGTGGACAGGCTAGCGGAGCAGAACCTACCTGTGCGCGGAATCAATGTAGCCGAAGCACCAGCGACTAAGAAAAATTATTTAAACCTACGCGCTGAATTATGGTTTGCGATTAAAGACTGGTTATTGCAAAGAGATTGCAGGCTACCGCAAGACGATGAGTTGGTTGCAGAACTAGCTGCGCCTTTATATAAATACACTTCTACTGGTAAAATAAAGATAGAAAGTAAAGACGAAATGCGTAAGCGTGGAATCAAGTCACCAGACAAAGCGGATGCGCTTGCGCTGACGATGGCATCCTCTGCTGCAAGTTTTGGTGGAAGCACAAGCTTTTTAGGTTATAATTTCAGACAACCGCTTAAATCAAGAATAATCAGAGTAGGATAATTTATGGCAAAGAAATATAACGAAAAAGAAATCATCGAGCAAGTCAAAGAAGAAAGCGACATGATTGACTTAGTGGGCGTGATTAAATCCGAGATGGATGATGCTAAAGACTTCATACATCAAGTCGGCGCGGAGAGAGCTGAGTCTACAGAATTTTATTTAGGTACAGAACCAGAAGGTACTAGCTCA